CTAAGCAATATTATAAATATTGGCGGCTGTTTTGGCAATCTCTAAAACTTTGTCCTGCCGGCGCAGGGCATATTTGTTGGTTGTTTCTAAACGGCTGTGACCTACTACAGCGGCAATGTCTGCTGCAGCATAACCTTGAATAAACATTTCTGTTATAAAGCTGTGGCGCAGATAGTGAAAGCTGCGGTAACGCACGTTAGCGTGCTTTAAAATCATCTTCCATGCTCTTTGCATATTACGGACGCTGATAGGCGTTCCGTTGGCTGTGCAGAATAAATATTTACTATCTACATTGCACGCTGCCAGGTAGTCTTGCAGGATTTTACCTATACCGGCATCAAAATATTGTATTCTAACAGAAGCTTTGGTTTTGGTTTTTCCCACATAAGTTCGGCCGTTTATATCAGCTTTTACTGCATCTTTTATTTTGCAGTAATTTTTTTCAAAGTTTAATGTACTGCGCTCGATTCCCAAAATTTCACCTATACGTGCGCCTATGACACTTTCAAGTGAACAGAGGGCATAATAGCGTAAAAATTTAGGCGTGTTTTTTAATTTAGTGATAATAAGTTTTATTTCTTCCGGTGTAAATGGTTCATCGTATTCCGGTTCATACTCCGGAACAATGGCTATATCCATAGGATTTTCAAGAATAAGGTTATTTTTCCTTGCAGCTCCAAATAGGATTTTTAAGAATTTATATACCTTTAATTTATTGGAAGCGGACAGATCAGCTTCTGCAATAAAGGCATTGATATCTTCAGGCGTGATTTTATTCATTACTTCATTTGCCAGCGGATAAAGCTTTGAAGCCAGGTAGGTGTAATAATTAACAGTGCTTTCAGCTATTTTAGGATTAGCAGCCTTATTTTTTATAAAGGCAAAGGCGAAATCCTGCAAAGTAGTATCATAGCTGTAGAGCGGATTTAAACTGCTGTACACAAGGCGCATTTTGTTGAGCCAGTTGATTACTTCTACTTTATCAACATGCCTGAATTTATGCGGTTTGCCGTTAGTATCGCGCAGTGTGCCGCACCATTTTTGGCGTTCCTTGTCCCATGATAGACCGCCTTCACCGTTTGATCGTCTTTTTTTCATATAAAGAACCAGCCTTTCTTTAAAATTGTGTATAAAGTAGTAAAGGCTGGTTGCAATATGTTATAATATTAGCGTAATCAGCCTTACTTTTGAGGGTGGGGTTATTACATTGCCGTTCGGTGCGCCAACACCGGGCGGCTTTTATATATTGTTTAAAATAAATTATCCGAAAATAGACAATTATGATGGAAATTAGTGTTTGTAGAAGAAATATGAGCATTATATTTCACATCAAGCCATAAATATTTTAAAAGTATATTAGGATTACATCTGTTTTTTTGTATATTAAAATCAATATGCTTTTTAATTTTCTCCAACGTTTGATCATGATTTTGATGTAAGTCAGGATTAGTTTCTATATCTAGATTGGATTTATTAAAAAAGTCGATATATTTAATTTTGTCAAAATCCTCCGATATGTATGTATTTTCACTTATTTTATCATTTAAATTTTCAGATAAAGTTTTTTTTGAAGGTGTTCTACTAGAAGGGAAAATTTGGGGGTCTAAAATTATACGTGGATATATGGCTTTTTTTGATTCTAGTTCATAAGCTTGATTCATTCCTTTTCCGTAGAAAAAATTATTTTCATCATATATTTCTGCATAAGTTACAGCACCTCGTATAAAAAAATTATTAGCAGCAAAATGTAATTGCATTAAGTGGAGGATTTGCAACAGTTGGGTCAACTTATCTTCGGGAGCAGAAAACATACATGAATCGCTAAATCTAAATGATTTTATACTATTAGAATAGCCTTTATTACTATTGTTGATCTTTTCTGAAAATTTCTTTAGTTCGAGTAGATTAGAATGAACTTTATTTTTTTCATCATCTCCTTTTATATTTGTTTTACTTTTAAAACCTAAAATATCTGTAAATGCAACTAATTTTTTTGTATAAGCCATTTTTTACACCTTCTTAATATAGTTGTTTTTCATATATAAACAGTCCTTAATTATTGAATAATTTGACTGCCCGTAACTTTCATTTGGTCAAACAAATAGATACCAGTTTTTAGATGATTTATATCGTTTTCAGTAAGGCGATAGTCGTAGTAGTGTTCACGCCCTGTTAATCTTATTATAGGATTTTTACCATTTACAAGTAATCTATACCCTTCGTTAAGATCTTCAAATGGAACATCTAAAGTTTCATATTTACCACCATAAACTATTTGTGTTGATTTGCCGCCGCCAGATTGACCTGCAAAGCAATCTTTAATTTTATATTCTATATTTTTGTCAGCTGTTGAGAATGTAATTTTATCCCAAAAGACCCATCCAGTGGATGAAGTGAAATTGACTATTTTTGCTCTCATCCACACAGAATCATTTTTCTTGCCGGCGTACCAGTAAACTGCATCTTGCGCTGGATAACCACCACTTCCCCAAGGTTTATACCATGTAAGTTTTTCAACTTCATCGGTTTGTTGTGGCATACTATTTAAAATTCGCATTATTTCAGCAGAAGCTTGTTTTTTCTGTTCTAAAGTTATTTCCTTTTTGGAGGTAGAAGAACTGGATGCGCTGGAAGCTGTATTTGATTTATTATCAGAGCCACAGCCAGCAATAAAAGAAAGCAATAAAATCATAATCAATGCGAATAAAAATTTTTTCATCATTAAACACTCTCCCCGGGACTATAATATTTATTTAATCGTCATTATGACGATCAGAACTGAAATCAACGAATATTACCCGACCTTGTTTGCGAACGGGTCTTCGCCGTTTTCCGTTGTTTCATCTTTCTTATTTGCTTTAATATAATAATCTATACTATTTTCTATCGCTCCTTGCTGCTCGGCAGTAAGCTGGCGATATTTTTTTATTAATTCTTGTTCAGATATAGTGTAATCTTTAACAATATTTGCTTCATCGCCCAATATTAGTATAGTAGGACTAATATTTAAAATTTTTGATAGTTGGACAATGATTTCTAAAGGAATTTTACGTACTCCTTTTTCGTATCCTGCGTATGTTGATTGTGCGATATTAAGTTTTTGCGCAATTTGCGATTGTGATAGCTTTGAATTTTGACGTATAAAGGCTAATCGTCTACCAAATTCAATATAGATATTCATAGTAGTACTCCTTCCATGAATACAATTTAACACATTATAACGCAAATTGCAATTAAAAATTCAATAAAAGATTGACAAAAACGCATAATGCGTTTAACATAATAATTGAATAACGCAATTTGCGTTTAAAATATAAGTGCGATAAGGAGGTAAAAATGGTAAGAAGAAAAGTTGTATATATTTTCCCTAATTTAATAGCGGAAATGAGTAGGAACGGAGATAGCTTGCAAAGTGTATCTAATGAGCTAGGAATGAATTATCAAGCGCTATCTGTTAGGCTACGTGGATTCAAAAGTTTTGAGTTGCCTGAAATAACTTTTCTTATGAAAAAATATAGGAAAAGCTTTGAGTACCTGTTTGAGGTGTCTGATGAAAAAGCAGCAAAGGGGGCATAAAGATGTTTATTAAAGTTGAGGTTGATAATTTTGAGCAGTTCGAAAAAGATTTACAACGTGTGCATGAATTGGAAAAAGAGCTTAAAGATTTACTATCAAGGATGGGGTGGAATTTATGCTTGAAGATGAAAATTGACGGAGAAGAAAAGCAGCCAGCTGAAAAAAGCTGACTGCGCGGAGTAATTATTTATTTTTTGATAAATATTCAATGATTTCTTTTCTAAAAGTATCCATAGTATAAAAAGTACTTCTAGCTACGGTGTGGATATCGTCTTTTGTTGCGGGTGTTGAATCACCTTCATCAAAATGGGAACGCATCTCTTCAGAAAATTCAATTAAAGCATTGTTTAATTTTTTATCTAATTCATAAATAGTCATTGTTTTCACCTCTTTTCCGTTTATATTTGATGGTACTTATATTTTAACACTAAAAGAGGTTGGATAAAACTATTTAAACATTAAGGGGGCATAAGTATGGAAAAAGAAAAAGCCCCGCAAAAGCGGGACGGTAATAAAGAATGTGTATGCAAAGCAGCTGTCATTAAAGTTATCGTAACAGAATCAGTAGTTGGAAGTGGTAGGGATGAAGATCCTATAAGAAAAATTGTTCAATATTGGAGCTTTGAAGGTGAATTGCTGGCTGTTAGTGATCCTATTAGTCGTTGCGGCAAGATTGTTTAATGTTGTTAGTATCAACTATATCTGCATATAGTTTTTCTTGTTCATGCCTTTCGACATACCATTGCTGAAGTAAGAGTTCAATTAATTTGAGAAGATACTGAGCCTCTTGAGGTTCTATATCAATAATTAAATTAGTATCTTTTTCCATATGCGCGCCAATATTTCCAAGTTGACGTAAGGCGTTAATGGCTTGATACTGTGAAGCTGGTATTTTATCTTTAAGCGCAGTAATTTCTTCGAAAAGAGTTCTTTCAGATATTTTCCAAAAATCTCTTATCATTCCCTGTAAGCAACGTCGAGATAATGTTGCAGAAGCCTTCGGACTTAGTGAAAGTATGGAATATGCTTCTTCGTAATCTTGACGTATAGATTCTGGGATATAATCAGGAAATTGCCGTGCTGGTGATAATGGATAAATTGGAATAATAGTATTTTTAGGCATTTGAAGTCCGGTGTATTGTGCGGTAAAGATAGTTTTACGACAATTGGGACAAAATGTTCCAGATACTAGTAATTCACAAGTATCATTAAGGGATGATTCTTCACTAGCGCCATGATATGAAAAGTATCTTCGAATAGTATTAGATAATACTGTTGCATTACAAAATGGGCAAGTCATGGTTACGTAACTCATATAATACTCCTTTGATATTTTTGATTCATATAATTATATTTTAACATTATCAAAAAAGTTTTGAAAGTATATGACAGATATTATGGACGATAAGGAACAGATTAAACATTAAGGGGGCTTAGGTATGAAAACATATCATAAAGATTTTGGTATTACTGCCAGCATTACAGATAAACGGGACGGAACAGCTCGGCTAGTTGTATGCGATCAGTATGGCAAAAAGGTTAAAGATTCTGTTCATAAAAACAGACCTGCTGCTGTAAGAGCGTGGAAAAGAATGTGTAGCTGATAAACAAGTAAAGGGGGCATAAGTATGGAAAAAGAAAAAGCCCCGCAAAAGCGGGACGATTGTAGTTTTCATATTGTATATTTGTGCAATTTAACGGCTACGCTTATGTTTCATGTGAAAGATGATTATTTATTTATTCTTCTGCTGATCACTCATATTATTTGTTTTTTCAAGATTTTTTTGAAGTAGTTCGAAAACCTTTTGGTTTACCTCGAAGGTTTGTTTTGAATATTTTATTATTTCATCGGTTTGTTTTTGTTGAACAATGGCATCTTGGTGAGCCTGTACTGCGTCTTGGTGCGCTTGCACTGCATCATTGTGGGATTGCATTGAAAAATAAATGTTGACTATTTCAACTATTACAATAATAAGTTGCAAAGCGGTTTGAGGGGTTAAATTTTTTAATAAAGCTGAAGGAATAGCTTTAGCAAGCAATGCTGCTATTTGATCTTTAATTGTGATGCTTAGGCTTTCCGTATAATTTTTAGTTTTGTCTATGATGCTTTCAGCATTTAGCAGTATATAGTTGCGTTCATCTTCTGTTAATTCTGCTAATTCTTCCAGTTTATCTTCAATGAAGTCAGGAAGGACGTTTGCAGTTAAATCTATATTAGGTAATGCGAAATTTTTTACTAGATTTATACTTGTAGTAAGTAAGTCTAAATGTGTAGCTGATATGTTGCCCAAATAGTTTGAATGATAAAAATTTATTCTACTAGCAATTTGAAAATCAGATTGAAGTTGAAGCATTGGGTTTATCATATCAGTAATTCCAAGAGCTATTTTTTGAGCAACAATGGTTTCTTGTAAGCTTGACATAGCTAAAGCAGAATGTGCCATTTCTGCAATGTTAGGTATGCCGAGAACTGCTTTTTGAGCAGCAATGGTTTCTTGTAAGCTTGACATAGCTAAAGCGGAATGTGCCATTTCTGCAATGTTAGGTATGCCGAGAACTGCTTTTTGAACAGCAATAGATTCCTGTAATCTTGATAAGGCTGATGCAGAGTGTGCTAGTCCGGCGATATTCAAATAGTCAAAATTATGATTATTCATGTATGGTATTCTCATTTCTTTATATTAAAGTTGAGTGTTTTCATAAAATATAGTATCACAATCTTTGTTTTGTGTAAAAGGGGAGGTGTTAAAGTGAGAAGAGATGATATGCGTTTAAACATTGGCGGGCTGAATTGGCCTGTACTTATTAATGCAGAGCAGGTTTGCCGAGTGATGGTCGATTTGAGAAATAACATAGAATTAGGGCTGAGATGCGTACTTGATTGCATCAAAGCGATCAATCGCAGAATAAAAGTGCGGAAGCGTGTCAGCTGCTGTTTTAGGATTACAGAAAGGTCTGAACGTAAAAATGCAAAATGCTGGAATAAAAGAAGTTCCGGCTGGTGCTGAAAGGTGGTGCAGTAAATGCAGCGTATGAGTTTGAGCAAGTTTTGTAAAATCTATGGCGCAAGTTATTATGATATGTTGAATTATTGCCAGCGTGGCTTGTTGCCGCATAGTGGAGGCGGTAAACGCGGATGCCCGATCAGAGTTTGGGATGAAGATGTTATTGCTTTCTTGCGCGATCAGGATCAGCGACAGGCTGAGCTGAAGGCTGCCAGTATGAAAAACATGCAGCAGGCTGCAAATATAATCAGTTTTCGCAAAAATAAACCTAGTGATGAAAACCGATTTAAAAGCGATATTCTTGATCTTAAAAGTGAAACTAAAAAGCTTTTGGCCAAGCGTAGAGCTGCTGCACAATAGGGAGGGATGTAAATGAATAATGAAAAAGAAAAGAACGTATAGTGTGGACGCACTATACGTTCAAGGGTAGATGTAACTTCGCCAGTTCTCATCTACCCATTATTTTATCATAGTGGGGTGATATTGTGAAATACTTTTTAACTGTTTTAGGGTTGGCCTGCTGCTTGTGGTATTCGTTTTTTATGGATGAACCTAAGCAAACTGTTGCTGTAACTGTAACGGTGCAGGCAGGTGATACTTTGGAAGAAATAATTTACGATTTAAAAGAAGCGTATGACGATCAGCGCGATTGGCGTGAAATTTGCGCTCAGGCTGAAAGGGATAATGCTTTTGGCCGCTATATTCTGCCGGGTGAACATATTATTTTTAATATGGAGGTTGCGGGAAAATGAAACCTGAATGCAATAACTGCCGCTGGAATTTTAAGCGATATATGGACTATTATCCGTGTTGTGATTGCATAGGGCTTCATAAGTCGGCAAGCTATAATTTCTTTTGTTTTCCCGATCAGCTTAATATGTTCGGAGTTGCCGAGCTTTGCCATTGCCGGAGCTGTGGGCGGCGTGTGCATATGGAATTTGGCAGTCGTGGCTATAAGTATATTCGCTGCAAATGTGGAAATACCATGCAGGCAAAAGTAACTGTAGAAGAAATGATCTGCCGCTGGAATAATCGTGCGCCGGCGCGGACTAAGATGTGGAGGACAAATAAATATGAAAGATAAGCGCTTCTGCTGTCGTTGTGAAGAAGTGTTGATGAATGGTTTTTATTTTCATAATAGTAAAGTTGGTATTTGTAATAGATGCGCAACGGATTTAGTTATTCAGCTGATTAAAAATGAAGATAAGGAAGTCATAAACACTTTGAATAAACATATTGGGAGTAAAAAGGAAGGGTGAATATTATGGATATGAGTTTATTTGAGCTTATTCAATATACCTTTCTAACGATAATATTTTTTATTGCATCTATGGCTGCAGTTAATGTTTTGCTTACCGCTATGGGAATTTATCTTTTTGGGAGGAAATAAATTATGGAGTATGTCAATAAACAGACTGGTGAAGTATATCAGGCCGAGGAAGTTGATTTAAAGAATTTGTGTGATGGTGATTTGAATTTTTTGTTCACCGGCGAATTTAGAAAGCTTATTAATGAATTAGATATTGGTGATAAAGGCAACATAACTATTAATATCAAGGCAAGCAAAAGCTTGGATGCTACTGGTGATGAAGCAATATTTGTTGAAGCGCAGCTTGGCACTAAATATCCTAAAGCTGTTATTTCAGATAATAATGCAAAAAAAGTTGCTGAAAATGGTCAGGTTGTTCAGAAGGTAGAAACTGGTATGTTTGATGAAAGTGAGGGAAAATAATGGCTATTTTTTCTAATACGCAAAAATCTTTTAAAACAAATGCAGGTGTATTACATGAATATCAAGAGCAATTTGGTGTTACGCCGAAGGGCGAATTTTATTTTGTAATTCCAGATAATACAGCTTTTAATAATGCAATATCTTTACTGAATTTAAGAATTGGCAGACTGCCAAGAAGTAAAAAAGGTGTTGTTTTTGCTTCAACGTATGAGAATTTAACCAAAGCAGTATCAAGTATTATAGATAAAATCAGCGAAGTAACAGTGGAAGAGGAAACTTTCATCTTTTATAAAAATGATGGAAATTATAGCTTTTATAGAAATAGTCATACCGGAGATATTGAACCTAGTTTTTTTCCGGAATCATACTGCGAAAGATTTGATACGAATAAAGGTTTTAGCTACAGGACTGGATACAGCATATCGTTGCAGGCAGTTATTTTAACAGAAAAAACGTATAAGGACGCAGAAGATAATAAAAAAATGCGTTACGAAAAAACCGCAGATGGCGAGCTTGGATTATTCGGAAAAAGGTTAAACGCATATGCAAGTCATTGCGATCTTGACAATTCAATACGAAATGGTTTGTTAGGCGATTATAAAAAGCTTCCGTACACAGAAGAAAATGCAGAATTTTTCGCTAGATTTTTTGATACGATCTGTCGTTTTAACTATGAAATTCGTCAGAAATTAGAACCAGAAGTATTACAAAATATTATCGCTAGCAACGTTTTATTGATTAATACTAGTAGTGAAAGGTAATACATATTATGGACTTGTATGAAGCACTGGAAACAATCAAAAATGAATGCACAAAACACACTGAATGTGCGGATTGTCCTTTGGGATTGGGTCATAGCTGTTGTGGCATTATTACTAATGGATTTCCGGCAAATTGGAATTTACAAAAGCCTGTTAATAAGTTATTTGCGGTAGAAACAATACATGCGGAAGAACGGTGATAGATATGGAAAATAATATTTTGAATAAAGAAAATGTTGCTGAGCTGATGGAGCTTTTAGAATGTAAACGGTACTACTCTAAATGCTTGAAAGATGTTACTGAACTTAAAGAAAAAATGAAGTATGAGGCTACTTCTATTGGAATGCGATTTCGCTATTTTGATAAAGAAAGTGGTATGGCTGTTGAGGATGGTATTAATTTTTGTAGTGATCTTAGTAAAAATAAACTGGAAGTTACAAATATGCTTTCTCAACATATCCTTTCTGGCATGGAAGCTGACTTGGAACTTCAAATTAAACGGTTAGAATCCTGTTTGTGGGATAAATTTAGATATACAGAGGATGCGGTGCCGGAGAAAAGTGTTAAATAGAATATAGCTAAATAAAAAATATAAGGTGATGCTATGGCTGTTGAAATTTATGTTAGTTCGGAAGAAATCAAAAAAACTTTGGAATATGTTGCGCTGATCGGTGGCAATATGACTTCCGGCAAAAAGCAGGACGATGATCTAAAACAAATGGCCGGCGCTTTGCGTATTGTAGCAGTAAGCCCACATGAAGATAATAATTATATGCTTATGTTCTGCCGGGCAGGAGCTGCAGAGCAGCTGACGTACAGAATGGAAGGAATAAGCAACGGCTGCGGTCAATCAGCTGATATTTGTGTTGAATGTAAACGCTTTTTGGCTTTGGCAAAAACTTTTACAGGTGACGTCAGGCTTATTTTTGCTGAAAAAGAGCTGCAGATCGTTGTAGAGAGCAGTCAATATAATTTAACGATACTATCAGCCCGCCTGCCTGAATTGAAGATACCTGAAGGCGGCGTGTGCCTTTCTACAGGATTTTTACAGGAAGCAATGAAGCATTGTAGTGCTGCTATTGCCAAAGATGCTGTTGGTGCAAGGGGCGGGATAGAAATAAATATTGCGGACGATGGCAGTGCCGTCTGCTGGAGTGCGCAAAATTCCTGTGTTGCAAAGTATGTAGTGCCGCCTGCATGTTGCAATCAGGCTGTTAAATTGATCTTGCTGCCCTTGAATATCCAGCACATTGCAGAACTGGCTGAATTGGGTGAAGTTCGATTGGTCAGCAGTGCGCAGGGTATTTTTGTTACTGCACCGCGCTTTGATTATATGTGCCAGTCAGTAAGCGGCAGCTTTCCTGACTGTAAAAAGGTGGCTGCGAGCAACAGCGAAACTAAGTGTATAACTATTAATAAAAGCAAGTTGCTGGCAGCTATTTCAAGAGCTTCAGTTATTGTTGGCGATGAAATAGGCAGTAAGATAAAAATTTGCAGTGATGCAGAGCGGATATATATCGAAGCTGTCAGCATCGCTGGGACTGGTATTGAAAGTATTGCTTTGGATGCCGTTGAAGGCCAGGACGAAGATACAAATTATTTTTCGGCTGGCAGGCTGTACAGGCTGATATATAACTGCCGCGGTGATAGTGTTACTATTGGCAGTAATGGCAAGTATAAGCCGATTTTTGTGCGTGCTACAGGCAGCGATAGTTTTTATATAGTTGCATCCATGAAAGGTTAAAGGCTATGAGTGGATGGATAAAATTGCATCGTAAATTGCTGAAAAGCCGTGCGTGGTGTGGTGCGGATGCAGAAGGCAAGGTAATACTGATTACATTGCTGTTAACTGCCTGCCATAGTGTCACGCACTGGCAGATAACAACAGATAAAAACGCTGTGCTGAATCCGGGTGAATTGTTTATCAGCTACCGCCGCTTTGCTAAAAGCTGTGGCGTATCTTTAAAAAAGCTTACAAGTGAATTTAACCGTCTTGCCGTAGTCGGTTTTTTAGAATGCAGAAGTAAGCGTGAAGGTACGATCGTGCGTATCAAAAACTGGGAATGCTATCAGCTGGCGGATACACCTTTGGATACACTTTTGGGGACAGATTTGGAGACACTTGCGAATGCCGATACTGCAAGGGCTTCCAGTGAAAATATTGCCGCTGTGGAAACGCCAAAGGGAACAGCTTCGGGTACACATTTGGCGACACATAACAAGAATTATATATTATTAAAAAATAAATTAAACAACACTGACACGAACAAGAAGCTGTGCAGTGTTGCATCGGAACCTGAATTTGTGTCAGCTTTGCAGGAATACAATGCTGCTTTTACAAGTGCAAAACACAGGCTTGATGGCGATGAAATACAAATGCTGCAAGCTTTTGCTGTTAGTGCTAAAGCCGTATGGGTATTGCAGGCTGTAAGAGAGCTAAAAGCAGCTAACAGGGGTAAAGTGATTCGTAATCCGAAGAATTATCTTTTTGGCATACTTGGTAACTGGCTTACAGATGGTTTGCCAAATGACAATAAAGCTGCACAGCAGTCGCTGGATGATTTTTACAGACAGGAGGGCATAACGTGAATGTTATAACAAAGCAAAATGTTTTAAAAGCGTTTTACCAGTTTGATAAGAAAAAGATGCCGATTATGGAAATAAACGGTAAACTTTCTGCCAGCATGGATATTGCCATGCGCAAAAGGCTGTGTGATGAATGGCTGGTTGCGTTCCGTACTGTTGATGCCGTTGTATTCGATAAAGCAGCTGAGCTTGCCCTTGCTTCCTGTAAAAAATATCCTGATGAACTTGAAATGTGGGATTTCATCAGTCAGGCTGCAGAACTGGGCAATAATGAACCAGCACAGGAAGAAGCTTTACTTACAACACCGCCCGCTCCGAAAAAAGTACCAGAATATGTTCAAAAACCTCAACGGATTGCAAAAATAATAGAGCTGGCAAAAGCAGGCAGGTTTGCGGAAGCGGCGCAGTATTTCAAAGCTTCTGTCGAAGAAGATGAAATAATCTGCTACGCTAAAGAACATTGGCCAGAAGCAGAAGCTGAATGGATCAAGAAAAATAAAGACGAACTTAAAGAACTGGTTGAGCAGGAACATATCTGCGGCAAATGTATGTGCTTGAAAAGGTGCAGGACTAACGGCTACAGGCGTGTTGGCTCAATAGATAAATATACAGGCTTTTTGATTGTAAAGATGGAAATTTGCTCGATGAAAAGGATGGAAAAAAATGCAGGCATACAAAATTAATGGATTGCTGGTAAAAGTGGAACGGTGCGCAGCTGATATGTACATAGTCAGAAATATTCCGGGAGTTTTTGATAATCAGGTTGCTATTGGCGCGATCGTCCATAAAGAGTTAGCGCAAAAGTTTTTAGACAGCTACGCCGTGAAAAGCAGTGATAAAACATTGGACATCTTGGATGTTGACTTTGAAGAAAAACTTTCTGAAGGAATACGGTATTGCCGTGGTTGCGTATACTGGAACGGAAAAGGATGTGAAGCAGGTGATAAAGGCGCGTGATGAAGAAAAAAGGATGGCTGTACAGAAACTGGAAGAATATGCTTTGAACCGTGAAGCGCTTAAAGGCCTGCGCAGTAAGCTGAAAAGATTGGCAGACGCCGGTAAACCTGCTGTTGCTTCTGTTGCATCCTATGATGCGGCAGCTACCAGCACAACACCTTATCATCCTAGCATGATGAATATTGCTGAAGAATGTCAAAGGATACTTTTGAAAATAGCAGACAGGCAGGCTGAAATATTAATTATTGAAGATGCGCTGCAAATAATCAATAAAGGAATAAACTGTGAGCATTACAGCGATATTTTGATAATGCGCCATGTAGACGGCTATAGTATGGAGCGCATCACGGAGAAGCTGGGATACAGTTCAAGGCAGGCTATTTATAACCAGTACAATAAAGCTTTATCTAAATTTGCTAAGGCTTTGGGATTGTAAATGCGCTGGAATGGACAAAATGAGGACAGATTTTTGCTTTTACCTGTGGTAATATGGTAGTGATAAGAAATGTAAAAACGTATTCGGCACTTGCAATGTTATATTGCAGGTGCTTTTTTATGCGTGAAATGAGGTGACAGCTTGCCAAACAGAATAAAGCGTGAATGCCGTAAGCTTGGCTGTCTTAGCCTGACGGATAATGCAAACGGTTATTGTGATAAGCACCAGCAGGAAAAATTCATGCGCTATGACCGTTATCGTAAAAGTGCTGCTCAGCGTGGCTATAATGCGCGTTGGCAAAGATACAGAAAAATATTTTTGCAGGAACATCCGATTTGTGCAAATTGCCGCAATGCGCCTGCGAGTGTAGTGGATCATATCAAGCCGCATAAAGGCGATTATGATTTATTTTGGGATGAAGCTAATCATCAGGCGTTGTGTAAACGTTGCCATGATATTAAAACTGCTACTGAGGACGGCGGCTTTGGTAATGATATTTTGAAAAAATAAAAAAATATTTTTTCTTAAAATTTTTACTCAGGGTAATCCCTTACGAGGGGTAGGGGGTGCAATTTCCTGCAGCTTTTCACATCATACCGCACCGTACTCGAACTTTTGAAAAGTTCCCCTATCATATATTTTTTTGCAAATATTGATTGAAGGAGGTGATATTTATGCCGACACCGGCTCAAAGTGCTAAGGTTATGCTTTTTAACCGTGGCAATAAAACTGGTAAACATTATACAAAAACAGAAATTGAGAAACGGCAAAACGCAGAAGAAAAAATCAAGCGTGCTGAAGTAGTATTGAAAACACCTGCGTTTTTAAAAGAAAAGTCGTGTGCTGCGGCTTTGAAAATTTGGAAGGAAATTATCAAGGAAGGGAAAGAGATAGAGCTGTTTGACAATGTTGATGCACGCATATTGGCGAACTTCTGCCGCTATCAGGCTTTGTTTGAAGATGAAGCTGTGAAGATGTTCCCTGATAAAAAGAAATTAGATATGTATGGTAAGCAGGCTTTAAACTATGCTGAAAAGCTTGGACTTACGCCAACTGCCCGCGCCCGCCTTGTTGTCAAACGTGCTAATGCTTTAAATGACGATGATGAACAGGATTCAATGATGGCATGACCTGTTATGATGATTTATTTGTGACTGAGCGCTATGCGCGCGAGGTTGTTGACGGACTGCGCCTTGTGTGTAAGCGGGAACGGCAGGCCTGTCAGCGACATCTTGATGATCTGGAGCGGCAGGGTACAGATAGCTTTCCTTATGTTTTTGATGAAAGCAGGGCAAACAGGATTTTTGACTGGTTTGAAAAATACTGCGTGCACGTGCGCGGTGTGTATTCCGGGCAGCATATCCAGCTGCTGCCTTTTCAGTATTTCGACTTGGGCTGTGTTTTTGGCTGGGTGCATAGAGAAACCGGCGCACGGCGGTTTACTAAAGCTTTTAATTTCCGCGCCCGTGGCAATGTCAAAAGTACTGAAATGTCAGGCGTTGCTTTATACGGCATGTGTGCTGACGCGATCTATCCGCCGGGCAAGCCTGAACTGCGGCGCTTTGAAATGGCGCCGGAGGTTGAATGCGCGGCCGTGGACAGGGAACAGGCAAGACGTGTTTGGGGTGATGCCTGTTCTATGGGTGAAGCTTCTGCAGAAATCAGTCAGAAGCTTATTATCAAGCGTACGCGGGTAGAGCATAAAACGCGTAAAGGCTGGATGCGGGCTTTGAGCAAACAGACGAAAAACAAAGATTCAGGTGCGCCGTGTATGGTTATAATTGACGAATATCATGCGCATCCGTCTTCTGAGATCGTTGACGTGCTGAAATCCGGCTTCGGCAAACGGTTGCAGTCTTTGCTGTTTATCATTTCTACGGCTGGTAAAGATGCAGAAAATAATCCCTGTAAGGCAGAATATGACCTGTGTTGCAAAATCTTGGAAGGCGACACTGATGAGCCTATTGATGATTATTTCTGTATGATACGCGAACTGGAGGATGGCGACGATCCTTATGATATCAACGCTTTAGTTAAAGCGAATCCTGTGCTGCAGCATGAAACTGAATACAGCAAGCATTTACTGAAAGAAATCGTAAGCGAGGGACGTGAAGCATTTGTAAGTAACGACCCAAAAAAGCTGCGCGAATATCTGACTAAACGCTGTAATTTGTGGCAGGACAGCAGTGAATTGAAATACATGGATGGCCTGATGCCTAAGTGGAAGACACTGAAGGTGACCCGTGATGAACTATATAAAATTATCAGCGGCAAGCGCTGCATAGTTGGTTATGACCTTTCAAAGCGTATTGATCTGACAGCTGCGACTTTTGTTATTCCGCTTGATGAAAAGCGTGTAGCAGTAGTTTCGCATGGCTTTATACCTGAAGAAGCGGTAAAACGACATGAACAGACTGACCGTATAGCCTACAGGGAATATGCCCAGCGTGGCTACTGCACCATAACAGAGGGCGCAGCTGTTGATTATGATGTGATGAAGGTATGGGTAAAGCTTTTTGCCAATGAGCTGGATTTAGATATTGTAGAACATTGCTTCGATGGCTGGAACGCTTCTTATTTCATGCAGAAGCTGGAAGAAGAAGGGGAAACAGTTATTGAAGTGCGGCAGGGCATTCCGACTTTAAGCGAACCTACCAAAGAATTCAGGCTGAAAGTAGTGGAGGGCAATATTATGCATGAAGGCAATGAACTGTTTGACTGGTGCTTGCGTAATGCGTATGCCTACACTGACAGCAATGAAAATATCAAATTGAGTAAGAAAAATAAAGATGATACGCAGCGTATTGACTTAGTTGCTGCCGGCATAAATGCTATGGCACGTTTGCCTGCATTTTATGAAGAATACGGCGGCACTGGCGGCAGTTCCGGCGTTCGTTTTTTGTGAGGTGATGTAATGGATAAGGAAGATAAGGCTATTGTCATACTGGTGCTTTTGGGTATGCTGCTTGTCGTGACCGGTATTGCACTGATCAGTATACCGGCTGCTTTAATTGTTGCCGGCGTGCTGTTGGTTGCTGTGGCAGCCAATATTGCCAGGCGAAAAGTAGAACAAACAAAAAAATGAACGGCTGTTTCCTTGTGGGAATGGCTGTTTTTATTTTACCTGAAGGGAGGTGAAATAAAAGATGAGTGATACGATACGCAGCCCGGCAGGCCTGCTGGTGGGGGCTTTCAAAAATCTCTTTGCGCCGGGTGCCGCAAAGAGTGCAACTGTAAGCAGCCAGTTTCGCCTTACACCGGGAATGATGCTGAACGGAGTGCAGCTTAATAATGTGACTGCCATGCAGTATAGCGCAGTATGGGCTTGCATCCATGTGCTGGCTGAAACATTTGCCAGTTGTAAATGCTATTTGTATCAGAAGATGCCTGACGGCAGCAGGCGCAGGGCTGTTGAAAATCCGCTGTATGATGTGCTGACATATGTTGCTGCACCGAATATGCCGGCTTATTATCTGCGTGAAACTATGCAGTATCATGTGCTGAGCGGGGGTAATGCCTATGCTGAAAAAGTATTGGACAGCAAGGGAGAAGTTACGCAGCTGAACATGCTGCTACCTATGAATGTGCTGCCGGTACAGGACTATAACACCGGTGAGATTTATTACAATGTCAATGACCGTGGCAAGCTGTATAAGCTACCTGCGGAAAAAATATTGCATATTCCGGGGCTTGGCTATAACGGTGTTATTGGTTATAGTCCGCTGGCAATGGCGCGGCGTGCTATCAGCTTAGGCATGAGCAGTGAAGAACTTGGCAATAAATTTTTTGAAAATGGCGCATTGGCAACTGGTGTTTTGGAAACTGACAAGCCTTTGAAAGAAGATGCCTGGCAGCGTTTGAAAGAACAGTTTAAGGCTCGTTATGAAGGCAGTAGTAATGCCGGATCTACGATGATCTTGGAAGGCGGTATGAAATTCAATCGTATTTCTGTAAATCCTGAAGAAGCGCAATTTTTGGAAACACGCAAATATCAAACTGAAGAAATAGCACGCTTCTACCGTGTTCCGCTGCATCTTATTCAGAATTTGGAAAAGTCAACGTATTCCAATATAGAGCAGCAGACGATTGACTTTTATCAGAACACAATGCTGCCGTGGTTTGTGCGCTGGGAACAGTTTATGAACATGCGTTGTTTAACGCGCCAGCAGCGGCAGGAAGGTTATTACTGTGAATTTGATATGCTTTCCATGCTGCGGGGTGATAATCAAAGCCGTGCTAACATGCTGCACCTTATGCGGCAGGATGGCATTATCAATGCCGATGAATGGCGTGAGCGCGAGAACATGAATCCGCTTCCTGACGGGCAAGGTAAAACAGTATTTATTAATGGCAATATGCTTCCTGTTGAGGAAGCTGCCAAAAAGAAGGGGGCGAATAAAAAATGAGCATGGAATTGAAAGCCTGCCGTGAAGCGTTGAAAAGTGGTAATAAACCTGCTGCGGATGATCTTCTGTGCGTCAAAGCGTTTTCGATGGAGCAGGTTAAGGCTATCGAAGAAAAAGACGGCCGGATTATCTGCGATTTTATATTATCTAATGGAGCTGTGGACAGAGATTTTGACACCGTAAATCCTGACGGCTGGGAGCTGGAAAACTTCCGTAAAAATCCTGTTGTATTGTGGATGCACGATATGTGGGAGCTGCCTGTGGCTAAGTCTTTGTTGGAAAAAGTAGAGGACGGAGAGCTTATTGGCCGGGCTGAGTTTACAAGTAGGGATGAAAATGATTATGGTTATATGGTTGGGCAAATGTATAAGTTGGGCTTTTTGCATGCGGTCAGCTGCCGTTTTCGTGGTATCGAATGGGAATGTGCAGATGACGTGAACCGGCCTTTTGGGATTGACTTCATAAAACAGGAGTTGCTTGAATACAGCTGTGTTACTATTCCGGCTAATCCTGATGCTTTGCTGAAAGCAAAAGCTGCCGGTGTTGATGTAAGCCCTGCTGTACAGATGGCTGAAAATATTTTAAGCAAGAATAGTTTTGATGCGCTGGCTAAAAGCATTGCTGAACGTGTTTATGCTGCTGTCAGTAAAAAAATGACTGTGGTTGATCTGCATGATGATCGGCTGGCACAGGAAAAAATGAAAGCAATGCAGATGCGGTTAAATTTGAACAAAAATAAAGGGGGACTAAACTAATGAACATGCAAGAGTTATTACAAAAACGTGCTAAGGCTATCAAGGCACAGGAAGAAATCATGTCTAAAGCAGCGAGTGGTTTGACTGCTGAAATGGAAAAGAATTTCAACGATCTGCAGCAGGAAATCAACGAATGTGACAGGCAGATTGAAATGCTGGAACAGGTTGATGAAAATGCAAAGAAGAATTATGGCGGCAGCGTTTTTGGAAATAGTGGCCCGGCTGTGCATATTGACCCGGTCAAGGATGGGGCTAAAGATAACGGCGGCTTTAAAAGTTTGGGTGAAGTGCTGCACGCTATTAAATATGGCGATAAAAAAGGCCGCTTGGAAAATCTTAAAGCACAAAATACTGCTGATGGCGCAAGCGGTGGTTATTTGATCCCTGAACAATTTTCGGATGAGCTTTTAATGGTTGGGGAAAAACGCAGCCTGATCCGTCCGTTTGCTTTGGTAATCCCGGCAGGAGAATATCCAGACGCACCGATCAATATGCCTGCATTGGATTATACTGCTGGCAATGAAGGCGGTGTGACTGTTAAATGGATCGAAGAAGGTGAGGAGAAGCCTGAAAGCAATGCAAGCTTTAGAAATGTTGAGCTGAAGCCTAAAGAAGTTGCCGGCTTTATTACTGTTACAGATACATTACTGCGGAATGCGCCTGCTTCGTCTACTATTTTTGGGCAGCTTTTGAGCAATGCTATCGTACGTGCAGAAGACAGAGCTTTTATCAATGGTAATGGAATTGGCAAACCGCTGGGGTTTGCTACTAATGGCAATGGTGGCAAGCTGGTCGTACAAAGGGAAACTGCGGGTAAAGTTACAACTAATGATGTGGCCAATATGATGGCAGCGTTTCCGCCTGAAGATATTCCTGATTCTATTTTTCTTGCCAGCAGCACCATTTTGGCAGATTTGATTAAATTGCAGGACGCTTCCGGCAGATTTGTTTTTGTGCAGGGTGATCTGACTAAGGGTATTCCTACAACATTAATGGGGATGCCTCTTTTCCTGACTGGCATGAACGCTTCTCGTGGTAATACAGGTGACTTGCAGCTGGTCAATCTGAAAAAATATTTGATTAAAGATGGCAGCGGTATTTATATCAGCATGTCTGAACATGTCAAATTTACCAGTAATCAAACGGTTATTAAAGCCTTCCGCAATGTGGACGGCAAGCCGTGGGTAAATGCTCCGTATATGCTTGACAGTGGTGTACAGGTCAGCCCTTATGTATTGCTTGGTGGTACTACTGCGGCAACTACGCCGATCAGTGACTTGACAGCTGCGGCTACCGGCAGCAACGTGAAATTGACTTTTACAGCTGCTAAAAATGCTAATTCCGTTAATATCATGCGCAGTGATGATGGCGTAACTTATCAGCGCATTAATGTGAATGCTGTTTCGGTCGATGCGGCTGAGTACACGGACACTAATTTGGCAAACGGAACTTACGGCTATAAAGTAGTTGTAACCGGTGGCGAGAATGCCGGTGTGTCTAATGCTGCAACTGCTACTGTAACCGGCACAGCTGCTGCAAACAAAACTGCTTCTGCACCTAAAGAATAATCATGCGGTTAAAAGTGATTGTTCCGCCTGCAAGTGAGCCGGTAAGCCTTCAGGAGATGTGTGCCTATTTACGGCTTGACTGTGATGAAGAACAATCTTTGATAGGGCAGCTTATAAAAGCTGCCCGTCAATATTGTGAGGATTTTCAGCACAGGGCGTATTTAAGGCAAACATTGGAACTGATTGACAAGCCGATAAATAACATTTTAGAACTTCCGCGCAGTGAAAACCTGCAAGAAGTTTTAAGTGTTAGTTCGAATAATGGCAGGTATACCGTTGTTCAGGATTTATTGGCACGACTTTGTTTTACTGCTGAAAAAAATAATGTGACTGTCAGGTATGTAACTGGCGTAGAAGATGCTGCCGGTGTGGATGAACAGGTAAAGCTTGCGATCAGGATGCTTGTTGCGCACTGGTTTGAAAATCGTACTGCCGTAAGTTTCAGTAATGCAGTTCCGCGCGAAGTTCCTTTGGCGGTGAAAGCATTATTGGAACCGGGGAGGATCATAACATTATGAATCCGGGAATGTTGAAGCACAGGATCGCTTTTTTACAGAAATCCGAAACAGTGCGTGACGAATTGGGCGGTAAGATGCCAGCAATGTATTCTGAAGCTTTTAAACTGTGGGCGGCTAAAAGTGAACGTCCTGCTTCAAGGCGTGAGCTGATGGGAGAACATGCAAATTATGTGCCTGTGTTTTTTACAGTTCGCAGGTGCAGCGGCGCGAAAAGGCCTGATGTAACCATGCGCATTCGGTGTAAAAATCTGATATATGAACTGTTGAATATTTCTGATCTGGATAACGGTTATCTGGAAATTGAAACAAAGCTGGTAAAACCATTATGAGCAGAAGCATGCGCATGTCTGTTGAAGTCGAGGGACTGGACGAAGCCCTGCGGCGCTTGAAAGCGTATGATACAAAGTCAACCGAAAAAATTTCAGAAGCTATCCGGCTTGGCGGACAAAATATTGGTAAAGAAGCACGCAGCCGTGTACCGCGCAGAAGCGGCAAACTGCGTAAAAGTATACGCACAAGGTTCGACAGTACGGCTATAACATCTACTGTCCGCACTAATGTGCCATACGCGCATCTTGTAGAATTTGGTGCAGCAGCTGCTACAGTACGGCCGCGCAGCAGAGCAAGAAAAGGTGGAAAACCTAAACTGGCTTTGCGGATTGATGGCAGAGGTTTCAGACGTTTTGTGCATAAAAGCAGTAAGCCGGGAAAAGGTGTAGTCCATATTCCGGCACGGCCTGCACGTCCCTATATGACACCTGCTTATCAGAGCGGCAAGCCGAGGATCGAAAATGATATAAAAAAAGTGTTAAGGGAGATGCCTAAATGATTAGAAATGTGCCTTTAACAGCTGTGCAGGCCGCTGTATATAAAGCGTTGAGCAGTAATATACGCGGCTATAATGTCTATGACGACAGCACGCCTTTTGAAGATGGAGAACTTGTAGACAGCAGGTATTTGGTTATTGGCGAAACTACAGGTAAGCCGTCAAGTGCTAAGCGTGATTGCCCTGTTTGGGAAGTTACGGTGAATATCAATGCTTTCAGTAATTATCATGGAAAAAAAGAACTGGATGAAATGCTTGACGATATTGTACAGGTTTTGACAGGTTCTGCTGAGCTGGAGCAGATTGAGATTGCCGGTTACTATTTTCATGGTTTGGAGATTGATATGGTGGAAGCCTTCAAGGAAGAATATGAAGATGGGACTGTCTGGCAGCATGGAGTGGTGCGCGTCATAGTAAAAGTTGAACAAAAAGAAATGTAGGAGGTAGAAAAGAATGAATGAAATTATCAAAGCGGCTAATTTCCCTATGCAGCCAAACAAAAGTCAAACGCTGGCTGGTAAAAGCCTGCTGTTGTTTTTGAACTATGGTGAAGGCGCTACTGTTGAAAATCCTAAATGGGGTTTAGTCGGCGGACAGCGTAATTCGCCGCTTTCCATGAGCGGGGACGAAATCGACGGCAGTGACAAAGCAAGCGGCGGCTGGGGTGAAAGCCTGCAAGGGACTAAAAGCTGGAGTATTGAGCAGGAAGGCGTTTATAAAGTAAATAATGAAATGCTGGATGCTTTGAAATATGCCTTCGTGAATGATATTGCAGTGCATATCATGCGCCTTGATAAATATGGTAATGCTGTAAAAGGTTTTGCGAATATCACGGAATTCAGTGACGACAATCCGCATGATGATGTTGCTACTGTTACCATGACGCTTAGCGGCATCGGAAAACCTGAATTTGTTACTAATGAGCCTGACCCGCGCAACACAGCAAATGCGATCTCTGACCTTGCTGCTACATCTGAAAGTGCAGGGACAGTGAACCTGACCTTTGCTGCACCTGCTGGTGCTGCTGCTGTTGTTTTACAGCAGAGTGAAGATGGAACTGAATTTACAGATACAGATGTAGCGATTGAAAACACTGCGACCAGCGCAGAAGTAAGCGGGGTAAAAGCCGGCAAGGCGTACTTTCGTTTAAAGGTAAATGGCGGCGACAAGAACGGTTATAGCAACATTGCTACTGTGACAGTATCTTGAACGCTGCCGAATAATAAGAAATATCAAAATAATAATTAAAGCAGGGCTTTGAAGGCCCTGCTTTTTCTATACCAAAGGAGCGATGAAAATGAGCTTGGACAGAAGTGTGACGATCAATTTAGGCGGTAAAGAAAGAAAAATCAAGTTTAATGCTTTGGGTGTAAGCCAGCTTGAAAGGATGCTGGATGACCACAATGTTTACAAAATGCTAAACGGCGGCGTTGTAGCTTTAGGCGATTTGGCAAAATGCCTGTATGTCGGCTTGGCTGCGTATGACAAAAAAGTTACTATCCAACAGGTTTATAACTGGATGGATGAGTGGCTACTGGATAACAGCAGTGAAAGTTTGCAGACGCTTGTTATTATCGCTTTGAGCAAAGCGGGTGTTTTTGGGTTTGCCAGGAAGGTGCTGGAAACTGAAAATAATACGCTGGAAATTGAAGCGCCGCCTGATGATGAAGAAGTGGGGAAGTAACAAAAAGCTTTACAGAATTGCTGGATGAACTTTTGCCGTGGTGTTATGGTGAATTGAATTTAAAGCCGTGGGAAGTAGAACGGTTGTGCCTTGCAGATATTTTTTTGATGTTGGACGGATGGCAGCGCAGATATGACCATTTGGAAGATATCGTTATCAGCTGGATCACATACCCCAATGTTTGCATAGCTTCAGGCAAAAAGAAGCGTCCGGAACTGAAAAGCTTTTTTGCACACCGTCAAAAACGTAATTCCTCTAAGGAACAATCTGAAATAGCGCAGGATCTTTTTGAAGAATTTGGCTATGAATAGGAGGCGGAATGATGGCAGAAATAGCACGTTTACAAGTAGTTATTGGCGCACGGATGAATGAATTTAATAAAGAAATGGGGGCGCTGCAAAAAAATATTAAACGTACCTTTGCCAGTGATAACTTGGGCATAAGCAAAGGCGCATTGGGTGTTATTGCCGGTGTAGGTGTAGCTTTGGGTGCTTTGGGCGTCGCTTCAGTAAAAGCTGCCGGGCAGATGGAGCAGACACGGATTGCTTTTACCACACTTTTGAAAGATGGTGAGAAGGCAAAAAGCTTTTTAAGTGAACTTGAAAAATTTGCGGCCAGTACGCCATTTGAATTACCGGGCGTTTTGGATGCTTCTAAAAGACTGCTTGCTTTCGGATTCAGTGCGGAACAGGTAATTCCTATATTGACTGCTGTAGGTGACAGCGCAGCGGCATTGGGTATAGGTGAAGAAGGCATTCAACGGTTGACTTTGGCAATAGGGCAGATGCAGGCCAAAGGAAAAGTAAGTGCAGAAGAAATGCTGCAGCTTGCTGAAGCTGGCGTACCGGCATGGGAAATGCTGGCAAATAAGATTGGCACTGATATACCTACAGCCATGGATAAGGCCAGCAAAGGGCAAATATCTGCGGCAGAAGGTATTCAGGCTGTTATTAGCGGCATGAACAGTAAGTTTGGTGGCATGATGGAACAGCAGGCGCAAACTGTTAATGGTATTATGAGCAACATTCAGGACAGTGTTACTCAAAGCATGGTTGTCATTGGTGATGAAATCATTGAAGCTTTTGACATCAAACCAAAGCTTAAAGGTGCGCAGGATGCATTAGGGGAATTCACTGAAAAAGTAAAAAGTATAGGACTTGCTGATGCTATCCGTGAAATACCGTCAGGTTTTGCTGGTTCAATGGCAGTGATTGCAGGTGCTGCTTTAGGTGTTGCCATACCGGCCATAGTCGCACTTGTTGGTACTATGGGAACGCTTGCCGTCGGCGCAGGGATAATTTCTGCGCCTGTGATTGCATTGGGTGCTGTCGTTGGTGGTGTGGCTTATGCTATGTTTGAAAATTGGGATTGGTTATCAGAACAATGGGATATGCTTTGTAATGCAATGAGCCTTGCTACAGGAAGAATGGGAGCATATATACAGAAAGTTTTGGGCGGTATCATTTATTATGCTGGTGTAGCTTCTTCGGCTATAACAAAGGCTGTAGGCGGGACGCCTGAGATAAGTGCTGAAATGACTGAACACGGTAAAAGTCTTTTAATGGCTTCTGATGTAAAACTTGCCGAAATGGATGCACAGCAAATGATGTTCAGTTATCGCCCGGATATAGAGCCTGTAAAGAATGATAATAAACCGGTGTTTCAAAATGCTGATGTAAACAACTTGGGTATAGGAGGCAACACTGCAGCGGGTATTGGAAAAACTGGCAGTAAAGCGGCTGGTATCGACAAAATAAGCCGTGAAATAGACAGGATCAATGAGAAGCTTAATACTGCCAAAGAGAAAACTCTGGATATGCAGCGTGATTTTAATAACTTCACAATGGATATTAAAATTGGCGGGTTAAGTGAATTCGATCAGGTATATGCCAATATTGTTAAAGAACGAGATCAGCGGATAGATGCCGTTGAGGAATGGAAAAATAAATTTGCTAATGCTGCAACTGAAGCTCAGCAGTTATATGAACGTGCCATGAAAACCGGTGATGATACCGTTATCGCCAATGCGTTAGCAATGCTTGAACAAAGAAAGGCTGCACAGGTTACTGCAGAGCAGGAAGCTGCTGCATCCCAAATTCAGATCAACAAAGACATGAATGAACAGCTGATGTCACAGGCTACGTTGCTGCAGGCTTTTAAGGCTGATTTGGATGAAATGCAAAAGCAGGCCGAACTGGAACGGTATATTGCTTATTTGGATGAAGAAAAGGCTGCCTTTTTACAAAATCAGGCTGAAAAGCAGGAATTGATGCAGCAGTATTATGACTGGCGGCTTGAAGCTGAACAGTCATATGCAAGTTTTGCACTGGAAGCAGCTAACACTTTAAAGGATGGGCTGGCACAAGGTTTTGCTAATGCTATTGTTGATGGTCAGAACTTTGGAAAAACTTTGCAGAATTTGGGCAAAGAAATTGTGAAAATGTTTATTCAATGGCAGGCACAAAGAGTAGCCGCTGCTGCCCTTAGCAAAATGATGATGGGACAGGAAACTGCTGCTGTAGCAGCACAGGGGGCTGCAATGGCGACATCACTTGCGCCTGCGGCGTGGCTGAAACTGGTTGTTGAACCGGGAGCGTCTGGCATTGCTACGGGCCTTTTAACATCCGGGTTGAGTGCTGCCGCTGGTATTGGAACTGCGAGCAAAACTCTTACTAGTTTCGGCAGTGGAATTCAGGAAATGAGTAAGTTTGATTTTGGTGCAAATGGACTTGGTACAAAAAACTTTGCTGCCGGTGGCGTTGTTACTGCTCCTACTCATGCGCTGATTGGTGAAAAATCTTATCCTGAAGCGGTACTGCCTCTGCGCAGCAGCGTATTGCAAAAGATCACCAGCTTTTTGTTTGATGGTGTGGACTTTGGAACTGCTCTAGGTGATGGTGCCAATGTTGAAATAATTAATTATGGTGATATTAATACCGGTGCTGATTACGATACCTTTATGGAGGACATTCAATATTCTTTGGCTATGGGTGTGCGGGGGTGATAAAGTGACGATCATAAGACGTGAATATTTTCCTGTACGTAAGCAGGTAAAGCCTACAGAACAGCTTATTATCAATGGAACTGCCCTGCCATATGCCTACAGCTTTGATGGTGCTGCTGATATTACTGTGCGCGCTAAAAGCGAAAAGCGCGGTTATAGCCACGGCAGCACTATTTCAGGTGATGGTTTTATTGATGGTAAAAAAATTACTTTAGGCTTTGTTATTGAAGGCAGTACGCCAGCTGAACACGATGCCAAGCTTAACGATCTGTATCAGCTCATGTATCAGCGTGACTATCAGCTGCAATCAGGCAGCGGGCGTGGGTACTATAATATTGCCTGTATGGCCAGCACTAAAGAAAAATGGGTGGACAGTTTCAAAGGGACTAAAGGTGAGGTTGATATAACGCTGCTTTTATCTGACCCGTTCCGCTATGACAGCGCTGAATCTGAACTGGTTGCAGAATTTGCAACAGCTGCTAAAGATGCCCAAATTGTTATCAGCAATGGCGGTAGCGTTGAAACGCCGCTGACCATTGAATTAATACCGCTTACAACGATGAATGACGTAACTATCACGCATATTGAAAGCGGGTATAGTATGCGCATAGCGGATACGCTTTTGACTAAACCGGCAACGCTTATTGTTGATACTAAAGCCGGTACGGTACGCCGTGGGACCTATAATGCTATTAACGCTTTCAGCGGCCAGTTTCTGACCGCAAGACCGGGTGAAAATACTTATTTGTTTAACGGCGCTGCCGGTACAGTAAAAATCCGCTGGCGTAACAGGTGGCTGGCATGAATCTGCGTTTTGGCAATAAACTTTTTGGACGTTATATTTGGGCAGCGTCTGTAAAAAAGCAAAGCGGGCCAGGGCCGGGGCCTGACCCTTCGGAAGTAAAATATATACCTGATTACGTTCAGGTTATTTTTTATAACAAAGATGGTACGAAAACGGCGATTTTTTCAAGGGATACTGAAAATAATCCGTTTAATAAAATCGAGTTTGAAAATATTAAAACAGGCTGCGGCAGCGCAACGCTCAATTTCAAACAGTTTCCAAGTTTTGCAGAAATAAGCTATGGACAGCGGATTGATATTTATTTGTTTGCAGATAAGCGACCGTGGTACAGCGGGCATGTTTTAACGCGTCCTGACAGCGGCGGTACTGGAACAGATTATAAAATAACCTGTTATGGCTATTTTGATAAGCTGGAAAAGGTACTTATATTTGGAACTTATGAGAATCAGGAGATCGCTGATATTGTGCGTAATATTTGTCGGCAGGTTGAAGCTAAGACTGGTATTGTTTATAACGACAACAAAATATATGACGTTGACTATGATATTAAGAAAATCGTTTTTGACGGTGTGAGTGCTAAGGAAGCGCTGGAACAGCTTTCAGAGTTTGCAACAGATTTTGTTTATGGCGTTGATGAATACCGGGAATTTTTCTTCAGGCCACGTGTTGATGAGATCAATGAAGAAGCACGCTTTTGGGTAGGGCAGCATATGGACGGATTTGAGCCGACACAAAGCATTGATAAGATCGTAAATTACGCGCGTATCAAAGGTGCGGCCATTGACGGTGAGGGTGAGAGCTGGTTGGCTACTGTAGAGGATAAAGAAAGCCAAGACTTATACGGCGTATCTGAAGAAGTATGGACGCTGCCAACCGCTTATACTGCTGCTGATGCTGAGCGCTGGGGACAGTCGGAACTTGCAAAATATAAGAATCCTGTTCTTTCTGCAAAGGCTACAGGCGTTAAGCTGAAATATCCTAAACCTGATGGTGTTTTTTGGGTACGGCGTTTATCTGTAGATGGGCAGGCGCTTATAACTGACAATAAAGGTAAAGAACGTAAGTATCCAATAACCAAGTTAAAATATACGATCAGCGGTGAAAAAGGTATTGATTTTTCTATGGAGTTGGGCGAGCCTCCGTATCCGCCTACGGCAAAGTATTTGCTGGATATTGAGCGGAATGCCCGCAATAATGAACTTTTACAGCAGGCTGCTAATACGCAGCTTGTCAAATAATATGAAAAGGATGTGATGATATGGCAGCTCCAAGTAATATACGGATAAATCCGTTTATAGGTGACGGTGGAACGACTAATTATATAGAGCTTGTTGAAACTCATGTTATTCCATCAGCGAGCCCGTTTCTTATAAGACTTAATGAAGTTCCACAAAAGAAAGATCCTAGCAATATAAAAGTTGAGTATGTTGATTCAAAAACAGGTAGAGTGAATGAAGGTGTTTTAAGAGAAGTTGCAGCAACGCCGGGAGCAGGTGAATATCGGCTAGACTATTCAACTAATGCTAATGGTGATGAAGACTGGAATACGGGGCTTATTGAGTTTTCAAGTGCAGATGCTAATAATTGCATTCGGGTAAGTTATACCGGGATGGGAACACTTGCGAGTGTGAATAGTAATCGTTTTCCGTCATGGTGGCTTGATCGTGGTGATGGCAGTGACGGTGATTTTATTCCTACTGAAAATACGACAATAAGCGGGGTAAAGCAATATAGAAGCGTGTTTATTCCTCCGGGTGTTACTGTCAATGTTAATAAGTTTGTTAAGATAAAATGTCAGGGGGCAGTTGTAATTTGGGGTGAGATAACAGTAAATAATAGGGTTACTTCTGGTGGTAGTAGTGATTCTGCAGGCCAATCAGGAACTTGTTCTGTGGGGGGCGCTGGTGGTTCTGGATATAGAGGTAACGGCGGTGCTGCTGGTGGGGCTTTATTAGGAAATTTAGATATAAGTCAAGATATTACATATTATGGTGCTGCTGGTGGAGGTGGTGGTCGGGGTGCATACATAGACGAATATGGCAGTTATGGTGGAGTTGGAGGAGCTGGTGGTGGCAGTGTTTGTATTTTGGCTAGCGAAGTACATGTAAATGGAAAAATATATTCTACAGGAGCTGCAGGAGGGAGTAGCTCTAACGCCACTTATCGAGGAGGTGGGGGAGGCGGTGGAGGAGGGGGCAGCGTATTTATAATTGCCAATTTAGTCAAAAACAATGGAACTATATCAGTTGATGGAGGAGCTGGAGGGGCTGGAAATAACGCTGGCGCTGCTGGGGGAAAGGGCTTTTTGGTACTAAAAGAACTGGGGGAACTTTAATGATTTGTATCGTTGATAAAAATAATAAGATTATAAATATAATAAACACTAATATTATAAGTGCCGATAATGAACGCCTTTTTTATCCGTGGAATCGACTATGGTGCCAATACACCAGTACTGAACCTTTTGACTATGCTAAAAATAGATACATAAACGCAGCTGGCGTAGAATTTGCTAATCGTCGTGACAAAATTCGCTGGGTTGAAATTGGTGAAATTACATATGGTTTTGATTGTGCCGTTGATGACATAACGAATTTTATGGCTGCGTATACGCCGCTTATGGTCAATCAAGATGGAGAAACAGGCTATAAGGTTTGGTTAGACAAAGATAAAAAAGGCCTTGTTATGCTCAACTATGCTAGCATGAAAAAAGCGTATGATACTGTTCGCAGTAGCCAATTGGCCGCTTATGTTTGGTATGAAGATATAAAAGCAAAGCTGATTGCTGTTACTGAAGCAGAAGGAAAAGAAAAGCTGGAAGAAGTTTTTCCGATAGGAGGCTGAATAATGGATTTGCAAACTGTGCTTAATGCTATGACACATGCTGGTAATAAAATTTTTGAATTATTTAGCTTTAAAATTTTAATGGCAGCAGTTTTAACATTGTTTTTGCACAAACATTTTATTTTGTTTATGGGATTTATTCTTTTGGTTTTTGTTGATTGTATAACCAAATGGGTTGCTATAAGTTATGAATTTTTAAAAGAAAAAGGTGTTGAAAATCCTTCTATTCTTGCATGTATAAAAGGCACCAAAACTGCACGAAAAGCAGGGAGAATAAATAGCAGTACAATGAAAGAACGTGGATTAGGAAAGATTGCAATTTATGTTATATGTGCTTTTGTTGCTGGCGTTGGAGATTTAATGATGCACATATTGAATACGCCTACATGGATGGTAAGTCTTGTTATTGGTTATATGGTAGTTACTGAAGTATTATCGGTAATTGAAAATTTAAGTGATGCAGGTGTTGATGTTTTGGATAAGCTTATCGGAAAACTGAAAGGACGGTTATAAAAATGTTAAAAGGCATTGATGTATCTGAAAACAATGGTTATGTAGATTGGAATGCAGTAAAAGCTGCTAGTATGGATTTTGCCATTATTCGGCTTGGTTTTGGAAACAGGCATTTGGATACTAATTTTTATGAAAATGTAAATGGAGCGTTGGCAGTTGGCCTGAAAATTGGCATATATTATTATAGCTATGCTTTGGATGAACCAGCGGCAAGATCAGAAGCTAGATATATGATATCTGTTTTAAAAGATGCGGGGCTGACAAAAGATAAGATTGAAATGGGTTTATGGTTTGATATGGAAGATGCAGACGGTTATAAATCCGGAAATGGCATGCCTACGAATCAAACTATCACAAATATGTGCAGTGCTTTTATTGTTACCTGCAATGAAGCTGGATATAGCTGTGGTATTTATGCCAATTTAGATTGGTTGGAAAATAAAATTTATACAGATCAGCTGGCGGATTATGTGCCTTATTGGGTGGCGCAATGGGGACGTAGTTGTGATTGGCCGAATACCACAATGTGGCAGTTTACTGATAGCTATGACATAAACGGTAAGCTTTTTGACGGCAATTATTTGTTATAAAAATTGATAAAGGGCATCTTAAAGATGCCCTTTTACTTTTATGGAGGTATATTTGTGGAAAAGAAACATAAAATTATTACAGTAGTGTTATGCGTGGCTGCTTTTATTCTCGGTGGGTATGTACGTGCATGGTTGCACATCTGCCCGGTTGCAGAGCCGGAGATAAAGACAGAAGTAAAATATAAAACTGATACTAAAACAGAAATTGTTTATGTGCCTAAGTATATCTACCAAGACGGCAGCACAGAAAAAACAGATGTTGATGTAAATGTTGGTAAGCAGGATCTGGCAGTGAAAGTAAATGGCAAAGATTTTGAAATAAAAAAGGCTGATGATGAAAAGTATATTTTTGATAAATATAAGCTACAGTTGAATCAAACAAGCCGAACTGATCTGAATATTACAGTACCGGTAATAGATAAAACTAAGCGATGGGAAATTGGCATAGGAGCTTCTGGAGATGGTGCTGTTGGTATGATAGGTTTTCCTATTAAAAATAATATTGGCGGCTGGGTTGCTGGACGGCAA